TTTTATTATATACAATATAATGCGTTGGGTCAAGGAGAAAGTTGACGGAAAGATATTGATTATTGTTCCGACAACAAGTCTGGTTGAACAGATGTATAAGGACTTCGAAGAGTATGGATTTGATGTGGAAAATGAGTGCCATCGAATCTACTCAGGTAAGGACAAGGTGACAGAAAAACAGGTCATTGTTTCTACGTGGCAGTCCATCTATAAGTTCGGAAAGGAATACTTCGAAGACTTTGACTGTGTGTTCGGAGATGAAGTTCACTTATTTAAAGCAAAGTCTCTATCCACTTTGATGGACAAGTGTATTAATGCAAAATATCGATTTGGTACTACAGGTACGCTGGACGGAACAGAGACGAACAAATTAGTACTTGAGGGATTGTTTGGGCCTGTGTTTAGGGTCACTACGACTGTTAAGTTGCAAGAAGATAAAACTCTTGCTGAACTGGACATCTCTATAATTCTGTTGAAATACCATAATGACATTTGTCATGATATGAAAGGTAAGACCTACCAAGAAGAGATCGACTATATAGTTAATAACAAAGCAAGAAATAAGTTTATAACAAAACTTGCTTTAGATCAAAAAGGAAATACTTTGGTTATGTTTCAATTCGTGGAGAAACACGGAAAGGTTCTCTATGAGTTAATTCGAAACGGTGCGGAGAAAGGACGAAAAGTATTCTATGTCTCTGGTGAAGTAGATGCGTCTGACCGTGAACAAATACGTGGTATAGTAGAAAAAGAAAAAAATGCAATCATTGTTGCCTCATTGGGGACTTTTAGCACAGGCATCAACATACGTAATCTGCATAACATTGTGTTTGCTACGCCTTCCAAGTCTCAAGTCAAAGTCCTTCAATCCATTGGACGGGGGCTTCGACAGTCTGATAACAATCAGCGCACATCTTTATTTGATATCGCTGACGATTTTTCTGTCAAAAATCATAGAAATTTTACTCTGAACCATAGCGGAGAAAGAATAAAGATATATACCAAAGAAGGATTTAAATACAAGATATATCCCATAAACCTTAAAGGAACTGAATAATGACATATGACTTGACAAGGGTCAAACAACTAAAACTAGTCACAGGCGAAGAAGTTATATGCGAAGTAGTTGATGAAGATGAAGAGGACATTATTGTAAGGAACGCTCTTACTATTCAGTTTCATATCACTGAAGAAGGTACTAAGATGTGGACGTTCAAATACTTTATGTGTTATCAGGATGATCCAGATCGATTTATATTAATTAAACCAGATAAAATTGTTGCTGTGGCTAAACCGATCACCGACCTACTGAAACAATATATAAGTGGACTTGAAGCGATGATTGATTTTGGTGAAGAAACCGAAGTTGATCCTATGGAGAGACACTTAAAGAAAGACAGTGACGGTTCAAATATTATAGAGTTTCCGACTGTCCATTAGGTATATTATCCGGCGGTGACCGTTGAACAGAGTTTATCACAAAAATAAAACTTTGTCAAGAGTAAATTTTAATTGACATGTACTGTATCGTATGATACACTTTCTGTACTACTTTATAAATGGAGATATTATGGCCAAGGTAAAACCAAAAGAAAAACCGCATTACGTTAACAACAAAGAGTTTTCTCAGGCGGTTGTGGACTACTGTACGACTGTGCAAGAAGCAAGAGATCAGAAAGAAAGTACGCCTGTTGTCACTGATTACATTGCTACTTGTTTTCTCAAAATCGCAGAGGGTCTATCTCACAAGTCTAATTTTGTTCGATACACCTACCGTGAAGAGATGGTAATGGACGCAGTAGAGAACTGTCTCAAGGCGATTGAGAACTATGACATCGAAGCTGCAACACGATCAGGAAAACCAAACGCCTTTGCATATTTTACTCAGATTTCTTGGTATGCATTTCTTCGGCGCATTCAGAAAGAAAAGAAACAACAGGACATCAAACTAAAGTACATCTCTGAAGCAGATGTTGCAGAGTTTCTTGAAGAGAACACAGAAGGTGGATATTCCGACTACAACGGATCTCAACCTTTTGTTGACCAACTTCGTATGCGAATCGACTCAGTAAAAGATGCCGACACTCAGTTCAAGGAGTACATGCAAGATCAGAAGAAACAACGTAAGAGACGTGCAGTATATGTTGACTCTGATTTAAATGATTTTATGGTTTGACATTTGCCTCTCAATGGGGTATAATGTCTGATATATTTGTAAATGGTATATTATGAAAATCGCACTGCTAAACGATACCCACTGTGGTATTCGTAATTCCTCTGACATTTTTATGGGATATCAAGAACGCTTCTATTCGGAAGTGTTCTTTCCCTATTTGTTAGAGAACGATATCAAACAAATTATTCACCTTGGTGACTACTACGACAATCGTAAGACTGTCAATTTCAAAGCATTGAATCACAATCGTACAATCTTTCTTGAGAAACTACGAGAACATGGTATCACTATGGATATTATTCCAGGCAACCATGACACTTACTTCAAGAATACGAACCGACTGAACTCGCTTAAAGAGTTGCAGGGTCACTACATGAACGAAGTGAACATTGTTGAGAAACCTACTGATATGAAGTATGGATCTATGACAATGGCTCTGATACCTTGGATCAATGCAGAGAATGAGAAAGCAACACTTGAGTTTCTTTCTACTTCAAAAGCAACACATGTGGGTGCACACTTAGAACTTGCTGGATTTGAAATGGATCGTGGGTTAGTGTGTAAGGATGGTATGTCGCCCAAACATTTTGAAAAGTTTGAGATGGTTCTGACAGGACACTTTCATGCCAAGTCTTCGCAAGGTAATATCCATTATCTTGGCGCACAGATGGAATTCTTTTGGAATGATTGCGGTGATGCAAAACACTTTCATGTTCTTGATACCGAAACAAGAGAACTGACAGCGATTCGCAATCCTATCAGTATCTACGAAAAGATCTACTATGATCATGAAAAGATAGATGACTTTAAGTTCAAGGATATGCGATATCTTGACAACAAGTTCGTCAAGGTAATTGTGGTAAACAAAGGTGATGCTCTAAAGTTCGAACGATTCATTGATCGTGTGCAACAACAGAAGATTCATGAACTCAAGATTGCCGAGGACTTCAAAGATTTCCTTGGTGAAAATGTCGGAGATAATGATTTAAGAGTTGACGACACTCAAACTTTAGTGTATGATTATATTGATAATGTTAATACCGACTTAGATAAGGAACGTATTAAACTAGAAATTTCTGCCCTCATGACCGAGGCGCAGACAATGGAGATTGTGTGATGGCGGGAAAGGGTGACAAACCACGTCCTATCGAAGTGGATCGTAAAACCTTCGAAGACAACTGGAATCGCATCTTTGGAAACAAGGACGCTATGTATGAGTCTGACAATCCGTTAGAGGGTGGTGTTCAAGCACAGATGTGGGAACACCATTGTTCTATGAATGGTCGTCATATGATAGAAAAGGGACATCCTTGTAATTGGTGTGGCGAGTACGAGGACGGTACTCTTGATTAAATTTTCAAAACTCAGATACAAGAACTTCTTGTCGTCTGGGAATTCTTTTACAGAGATTGACTTCACTCTATCTCCTACTACTCTTGTGGTGGGACATAATGGCGCAGGCAAGTCTACTATGTTAGACGCTTTGTCGTTTGCTTTGTTTGGTAAGTCACATCGCAAGATATCCAAGCCTCAACTGGTGAACTCTATCAACGGAAAGGGTCTATTAGTCGAAGTAGAGTTTTCTATTGGTTCACAAACGTACAAGGTTATTAGAGGAATCAAACCAAACGTCTTTGAGATATGGGTTGACGGAAACATGTTAAACCAGAACTCTCATGCAAAAGAGTATCAACAGGTTCTTGAGAAAAACATTCTCAAACTGACACACAAATCCTTTCATCAAATCGTAGTGTTGGGTTCTAGTTCCTTTGTTCCTTTTATGCAGTTAGCGTCTGGTGCTCGCCGTGAAGTTATCGAAGACCTTTTGGACATCAATATCTTTTCTAAGATGAATGGTCTACTCAAAGAAAAGATGTCTATTCTTCGGGAAGATATAAAAGAAAATGGTCACCAGATTGAAATGGTCAAGACCAAGATCAATGCACAGAAAAAGTATCTGCGTGATCTATCTGCCGTAAACTCCGCATACCGTAAGGAGAAAGAAGATAAAATCTCCGCAGTAAATGCGGAGATTGCTACTCTACAGGAGCAGAACGCTAAGTTGTCGCAGTTTATTGTAGAGAAAGAACCGCCTCTTCTTGCAGACATTGAAAAGAACGAAGAGAACCGAAAAAAGTTATCAGAGTTTTCTTCGACATTTAAGACTCAGATTAAGTCAGTAGTAAAGGAAGCAAAGTTCTTTGAAGAGAACGAACACTGTCCTACGTGTGATCAACATATCGAAGAGTCTTTGCGAGAACAAAAGAAGGACAAGGCATACAAGAGGGCAAAAGAACTCAACACTGCAATGAACAAGGCTGAGAAACAGTCCGAAGAATATGATTCTCTTGCAGAAGCGTATGATGCGATGATGACCGCAATTCGAAACAAACAAAACGATTTGAACAACAACAATCAGACCATCAGCAGATTGCAGAAAAACATTACAGACCTTCAGAAAGAGATTGAGTCTTTGTCGGACACAAGTAGTGATATGTCCAAGGCAAATGAAGAACTCGAAACCCTGAATGGTGAACTGTTTGG